GGACAGCCCCCGCACGGACGACGCACTCACACGCCCGTCTAAACACCTAGACCGGTCAAATAGCGGACTACCCATCCTCCGATAACGCTAGCGGACGTGCGTACGGTGCTCGTGATCGGCGGCGTCGGCGGTGCGGGGGTGCCCGGTGTGACCTTTGCGTCCGAATGGAACGGGACTCCGGTAGGGTCATGAGGCACCCCTAACAGATGTGACATTTTGACATGGACAACTTTTACAATATTACACCTTTTACATCCTTGACGCCCCACACGCACACATCCCAACAACACCCCGACAGAAAATGTGTCCGAAAACCCGCAACCGCAAATTGACGAAAGGGCGTATCGGGTGTACACTATAGAGTTCGGACCGCCGATCTCCGAGACCAAAATCGGCAGGCCACGCTCCCCCGCAGGGTGGCGTTCGGTGGGTCTCCGCTGCCTCAACGGGCAGAGCGGGCCTTCGGGAGTAGCTCAAGCGGTAGAGCAGACGACCGATAATCGTCAGGCTGTGGGTTCGAGCCCCACCTCCCGTATTCACACCTTCAACCAAGGAGACTCCAATGGAAGACGGCATCCCTGACCCCGAGACTGGCGTGGCGGACGAAAACCTCATCGTGACCCAGTCGTTCAGAGACACACTGGACCCTGAGGGTTTGTCTCTTGTTGACATGTTCGGCACGGTGCAGACCTTCGAGCGGTCGGCGGCGTTCGGTACGAGCATCTTCGACAAGAGCATCGGCGAAAAGCTCGATGTGATGGTGACGCTCGGTGATGAGACGCAGGGCCGATCCGTGCCGATCACCGGCATCCTCGTCGGCGTCGAGCCCGACAAGATCCACGTCCTGATGACGTTCCACTGACCTACGGACCCCGGTCTTGAAAGAGATCGCGGGTCTTTTTCATTTCAGAGCGAGTTTTGAAAAGGAGACTCCGTACACATGACTTGGCTTTACTGGCTCTGGAGTTGGATTCTTCGTGTGTTGGGGTTCGGGCGTCCGGATCCCGGTCGTGTGTTCATTGTGAAAAGGAGATTTCCTATGCTTGAAGGTGTGCAGCTTGGCTACCTCGACGAAAACGGTGAGTTTGTGCCTGTCGAGGCTGTCCTTCTGGAGCCCGTGACCGTCTACGAGGACGCGGACGGCGAGCGGTACGAAGCGGACGAGTTCATCGAGATCGGCGAACTCGACGACGGTTCGGTCATCGCGGCTGTCGAGGCCGAGGAGGAGTCCGACGACGGCGAGGACGACATGCCCGACATGGGCGACATGTGATCCCTCACGCCGGGCCCCGGAAGCGGGGCTCGACGCTTTTCACTCTCGAAAGGAGACCACAATGGCGAAGAACTGCAAGATCATCGAGAACGCTATGTTTGAGGCTGTGGTGTATTTCAAGCCCGGCATGAACGATGAGCACGAGGACACCTGCGATCTGGTGGTTCGCCTGTGGCCGACTTCGGAAAATGCTGTAACGTCGACTGTCGAGTTTACGATCTCCACTGAGGAGTCCGACGCGGCCCTCGAACGTATCCACAAGATGATTGCGGAGATGGACGCCGACACCGTTGCGTCGCTGATCGGCGAAGACGGATGGCTCAAGGAGATGATTTTCGGATAACCGACATGTTGCATACCATCATCGGATCCGGCGTGATCCAACCACCGGATGATGGGCCTGAGCAACCGCAACCTGACATTCTCCCCAAAGGCCCAACCTTTACCCTGCCCGATTTCAACACCATCGACTCGATCGGAAAACCTCGTGTTCAAACTCGTAATTGGCAATCCGATGTACGGTCCGGGAGCGGAGGAGATCGGGACGATAGAGATTCTGAGCAGCGGGTGGGAAGCGGACCTGACGCTGACAACCGACACGGGTGGGACGCTGGACCTCGACGCGGACGGGTCTCCGAACGTATCGCTCAGCGTACGAAGCGAATCGTTCGATTCATCCGGATCGGCCACGACCATTACCCGAACAGTTCACGCTCGAAAACTGCTTCGCCAAGCGTACCCGAACGAGAGCAGCGACCAGATCACGGATAACATGGACGGAACCGCGACGTTCCGCGTGTCGCTGTCTGACTACATCTACGCCGACGATGAGATTGTGTCCGCATCGGCCGGCTCGGGGCTCATCACCCCCACGAGCGGCGATCCGAATGCGGCCGGCACGTTAGGCGTAACGCAATCCTCTACCGAGGCGTACCCGCTTCCGCAGGCGATGTGGCTCACGCCGGACCTGATGCACGCGACGAGCACCAGCGTGACTGTGGACCTGTCGGTCGTCCACGCCTTTGCTCAGCAGGGGAGTGCGGTTCGGGCGGTCAAGTTCACTGTGACGGACAGCAGTGCGAACAGCGATTCGACCACTGTGTCGTCCATGACGAGCGAGCAATTTTCGGGATCCGGTTTGTACGGCTGCTTTTATCGCGGCACGCTCGATCTTACCGGGCTCAACACGCAGGAGTTGCTGACTGTCGACGCGACGATCTACCCGTGGGTGGGCGACTCGTACACGATCAGCACTGACGCCAACTCGTACCCGTCGGCCCAGCTTTCAGTCATCAAGGTGTACAACGACTCCGATGACATGCTGGGCCTGTCGTACGCCTATGTGGACGCTACAAGCGGGAACGATAGTACGGCCGTCACCAGCAATACGCCGGCCACCGCTCAAGCCAGCCCATACGCCACCATCGAGGCCGCAACGCTCGGCATTCAGAACTACAACAACAGCAACTACTCCCGCAACAACACGGCGGGAGGGTTTGTTCGCCTTGAGGTCGGCACACATACGAACTCCGACTGGTCGTTTCGGAACAGCGGCGACATCCCGCTGGTGCTGGAAGCGGCCGATTCGGCAAACAAAGCTACGACGATCTGGCAGGACAAGGGGAGTAGCGGCTCGGACGATATCACCGACAAGGTGAGGGTCCAGAACATCACCCTCCGAAAACAGACGACCGGCAATATCATCTGGTTGTCCTCGAATGCAAGCAGTTACGATAACATCCTCATCATCGAGGATTGCACATTTGACTTGCCCGGCGGGGTCACTGCTTCCGGGGCCGTGTCCGCTGAACCCGGTCGCCTCATATTGAAGAATGTCGACGGCGACCACATCGGGTGCGGAACCCAGTTCGGGGTGACTTCACGGTGTGCGACATACACGATCGGGTGTGCTCATAGTACCGGATCGGCGTCGTACGGGGTGTTCGCGACGAAGTATCTCAGTGCTGAGAATGACCTGTCGACAGTTGGATCGCTTCCGACGCGGGCGGGCAGCGTGTGTGCGTTCAGCCACCTTGCTCAAGATACTAATTCCGATCTCGTCGTCGAAGTTGACGGTTTGGCAACCGGAACCGCCGGAATCGGGTTCGTTGGCAACGTGTTCGAGCAATATGGCGGCACGAGCAATCCGACGTTTGCGGTCAATGCGGATGGTGATACGACTGCGATCGAGAATGCAAACGATATCGCAAACACCGTGGTCGGGTCTCGCACCAACTGGATGTATCAGGATACAGGAACAAGCCTTGTTGCCAAATCCGGCCGTTCTCGTTTGTCGATCTACCGGGAATGGAACTGCAAGAGCGACGTAGCGAACACGGAATCGGCGACGATCGGCAACTGGAGTGAAATCTACCACGTCGGCCATTATGGCAACGCCTACATTCGGGGGTCAAACGGCGATGACACAGCGGGACGGGGCTCGTGGCTAGGTGAAGTCTTGCCCCCGAACTCGGTTACTGGGTCGGATGCGTCCCCGCTGACGATGAACTTCGTAGACGACGAGTCCAACGATGGGGGTGGTACAGGCGATGGAGACTACACCCCGGGAGCAACCAATGATCTCCCAACGTACAGCAGCGATCTGCGGCCGTTTCCGACAGATCAACTCGGACAAGACCTCCCGACCGACGGTACGGCCGTGGCCGGAGCAATTCAACTCGCATAGGAGCAGGCATGGGATACGCAGGGGACGAAGTACACGGCGAATTGCACTCGACAGACGCCTCAAGCGGTGTCGAAATCACGCTGTATCGGGCCGGTTCGACCGACTCTCGCACGATTCAGGACAACGAGTACCTTGAGATCCACTCACTCGAACTGATTACGGCGGCCGGCGGTGATGCCTACGTCTTTATCGGGGCAGATAGCACGCTCGGCAGCGGTGAAACGGCGGCTCGCGGGACGTTCGCGGCCAATGGTGGTCGCTCTGGCGAACTATGCCCCCCGTACGCCGGCATCAAGGGCGGCAAGCCCTACGTTGTGGCCCCCGCCGGGGCGGTGGATGTGGTCATCAAGGGTACGATTCGGAGGGCGTAATGGCACGGGGCAAGATCAGCGAGAGCAAACTCAGCTATCACCTCGCCAAAGTCGGTGAGGAGATGGAGACGGTGCTGGATGACGGAACTCCAGTCACCAAGGAGGAGGCTCTGGCCCGATTGCTCTACAAGAAGGCCCTCGGGTGGACCGAAAAACGGGTCGTTGAAGACGATTACGGAAACAAATCCACCGTCGAGGACTACCACCCGCCCGAGAACTGGGCGGTGCAAGCGATTTGGGACCGACGCGAAGGTCGCCCGACGCCGTCACAGTCTGATGCCGACAAGAAGGGGATGTCGGCAAGCGAAAAGGTCCGCGAACTCGCCAAAAAACGCATGAGCAAGATTACGCAAGCGACCGCCCGACCCGGTCCGCCAAAGCACAAGCCCGATGCCTAACCTGTTCACCGAGAAACCTGAACTCAAAGCATCGTTCCCGTCCAAAGTGACGTGGGACACGATGTGGGTGTGCCCAATCACCGGGTTTGAGGTGCCGAAGCATCCGGACCGTAATCTGTTGTGGCGTGCGGATCTGTTGGAAGCGGCGGAGGAGGACGAGGAGCTTCGCCAAGACCTCTATACCGCGTGCTCACAGTCATTGTTGTTCTTCCTCAATGCATTTTGTTTCACCCGTCGCGTGTTCGAGTCGGACAACGACCCCGACAATCGAAAAGCGATCGACGAAGTTCATCTTCCGTTTGTGACGTGGGAGATTCAGGACGAGCATCTTCTGTGGATCGAGAATAGGATTGAGACGCAGCAGGACGGGCTGACAGACAAGAGCCGTGACATGGGGGCAACGTGGAATCACCTTGCGGTGTACGCCCACCGGTTCTTGTTCCGCGACGACGAACTCCATCTGATGATCTCTCGTAAGGAAGACACGGTCGATCAGCTTGACGCCAAGCCGACCCACTACCCGCACGGGCCAATTGCGGACCCCGGCACGCTGTTCGGTAAGATCGACTACATGCTGGCTCGACTGCCGGAGTGGATGCTGCCGCGAATGACGCGGAAAAAGCTCCACTTGACGAATCGAGACAACGGGGCCCGTATCGACGGCGAGTCCGCCAACGCAACGGCCGGCTCGTCTGACCGTCGTACGTCGATTTTTCTCGACGAAATGGCGAAGATGCAGGAAGGCGAGTCGATCAAACGGTCCACCCGAGACGTGACGGGGTGCCGCCTTGCGAACTCGACCCCGAACGGGGCCGGTACGGCCTTCTCAAAGTGGCGACTGAGTGGGCAGATTGCGGTCTTTGTGCTCGCGTGGTGGGAGCATCCGGAAAAGGGCCTCGGTCGGTACATCACGCACGATGAGGCCACGGACCGGTATCAGATTCGGAGCCCGTGGTACGACCATGAGGCGTCAATCCGCTCCCCGAAGGAACTCGCTATCGAAATCGACATGGACCACATCGGGTCCGGCGATACGTTCTTCGAGGAACAGGTGATCGAGGAACACCGCAAGCAATACGCCTGCAAACCGCGAAAATCCGTCGACATCATGTTCAAGGCTGGTACGCCGGACGATGCGATCCCGACCATGCTGCGGGAGACCGACACTGATGCGGTGGTGGTGCGGCCCAAGGGTCGTTGGCGGTTGTGGTGCGAGACCCCCAACGGCCGCCCGGACCAGACCAAAAACTACGCCTTCGGTATCGACATCTCAAAGGGGCAAGGGGCGTCCAACTCCGTTGTTTCGGTGATCTGTCTTGAGACGCGAGAAAAGGTCGCAGAGTTCGCGTGCCCGAACACCCCGCCGTACGCTCTCGCTCGACAGGTGTGTGCGGCCGCCCTCTGGTTTGGCGGAGAGAAGGGCCTCCCGTACATCGTGTGGGAGAACAACGGCGACCCCGGCTTCGATTTCGGCAAGCAACTCGTCCATGCTTACCACTACCCGCACATCTATTTCGATCGGGTGGCGGGCACGATCAACCAGAAACGCGGCAAGCGGTACGGCTGGCGATCCGACCAAGAGCAAAAAGCCTCGGCTCTTGGTACGCTGCGTAGGGCTTACGCCCACGGCGGGTTCATCAACCACTCGCATCAGGCTCTCGATGAGTGCAAGAGTTATGTGCATTTCGACTCGGGCGGGATCGGGCCGGCAGAACTGGTCGAGGAGTCAGCCCAAGCCCGTAAGGCTCATGGCGACCGGGTGATTGCGGACATGTTGTGTCTGGTCGCTCTTGGAGACGCACCGGCTCCCGGGAAGAAGAAAGCCAAACGTCCGATGTACTCGGTCGGGGGTCGGATGCAGGAGTGGAAACGAAACAAAAAACGCAGTCGACACCGCAACACGTTCGACTTTCGCGAATAGGGAACGACTATGCCGACAAATATTAGCCCAAAAGACCTCAACGAGCAGGTGCATCGCGGCATCGACCGGACACACAATTTCCGGAAAGCTCGGATGATGTACCTCCGACAGATGGTCGGCCAATACTACGACAAGGATTCCGGGTCGATCGGCACGGAGCCCATCAACCTGATCTACAACGCGATTCGCACCATCGTTCCGAACCTCGTGATGAACTTTCCTAAGTTCAACGTGGAATCGGAGTGGGTGGCGTACCGCGATTACGGCGAATTGCTCGGGATGGGGCTGGACTACGACACGAAGCAGAAAGACCTGCGGGACACCTACCGGCGGTGGATTGTGGATGCTCTGTTCATGCTCGGTACGCTCAAAACCGGGGTGGGAGACTCGGGCACAGCATTGAGTTTCGACGATTGGGGCGAGTCGTACGACCCCGGCATGGTGTATACTGAACTCGTTGACTTTGACGACCTCATCATCGACCCCGCCTGTACGGACTTCCGGAAGGCGGCGTTTATTGGCGATCGGATTCGAGTGCCGCGTGAGTCGCTTCTGGAGTCGGGCCTGTACGACAACGAACTGATTGAGCAACTGCCGAATGCGGATGAGGAGGCGAGTCAGTCAAAACGCGACGCTCGTCATTTGTCGCAGCAGGAGAACAAAGCGGCCGAAGTGTCCGAGTTCATGGACGAAGTGGAGGTCGCTGAACTGTGGGTGCCGTCGGCGGAGGCGATTGTCACGGTACCGGCGACCAAAGACGTGACGTTTGACCGGTACCTGCGGGTAGCGGATTTTTACGGGCCGTCTACGCCGACCGGACCGTACACGTTCCTCCAGTTTGGGGTGCCGGTCCCGAACAACCCGATCAACGCAGCGGCCGTCGGTATCTGGTACGATCTGCACATCCTCGCGAACAAGATGGCGAAAAAGACCATCGACCAAGCGACCCGACAGAAGACTATCGTCGGGTTCCGGCGTCAGGCGGCGGACGACGCACAGGAAGCGTTGGACGCAATGGACGGCGAAGCGATCGCGATGGATGATCCGGACGGGATCAAAGAGTACAACTTCGGCGGTCAGATGCCGTCGAACGAGAATATGACCAGTCAGCTTACGGGCTGGTTTAACATGATGGCCGCCAATCCGCAGGGGTTGAGTGGGTCGGCAATGGATGCGGATTCGGCGACAGAAGCCCAAATCCTACAAGGCAACGCAAACATTGGTCTGAACGATATGAAGGACGCCGTGTACATCGCGGTGGCGGAGGAGGGGGCCAAGCGGGCGTGGTACTTCCACACTGACCCGCTGATCGAGCTTCCGATTGCGAAACGGCAGCCGATCCCGCCGGTGATTGACCCGACAACCGGAGCGATGATCCAGCCGGCCCGCATTGAGGACGTTCAGGAGTTCCTGACTCCCGAAGCTCGGCAAGGGGATTGGGTGGACTTCACGTTCGCCGTACAGCCGGAGTCTATGGGTCGAGTGGATTCTCAAGTTCGACTGCGACAGGCCCTCGATTTCGCGGCGAAGGTTATTCCGAGTGTCGCGACAGCGGCACAAGCGATGGCTATGATGGGACAGCCGTTCAGCATTTCCAAGTTCCTGATCCGATTGGCGAAGGACGCTGGAATCGACTGGTTGGATGAGGTGTTCTACGACCCCGAGTTCCAAATGCAGATGGCCCAAATGATGATGCAGGCCCCCGGGCCCGAAGGATCGCAGGCTCAGGTAGCTCCCGGCGGTGGCGGAACAGGCCCCGGTGGGCTCGGAGCCGCTGTCCAGAACGGGCAACCGGCGAACGTGCCCGCGATGCCAACTGCCCAGCAGGAGCAGCGTCAGGGGCAGCAGGCCATGGCGGCTGAGGGCCAGCGAGACCAAGGCGTGAGACCGCTGTCATAGGAGACACGATGCCGCTGTACGACTACCGATGTGAGACGTGTGATGAGACGCGGGAGGAGTTCCAGTCCATCCATGATGATGCCATGACCAACTGCCCGGTGTGCGGAGGAGAGTACCAGAAACAGGTCTCCCTCACGAGCGGGGCGATGGAGCGGGAGTACGATGTGCCGATTGAAATGCACTCGATTGCTCCCGCAACCGCCGCAGAAGAAGCGGCGTTTAGACGCCGTAACCCGGGTGTCGAGTTCCGGAATGGGGCTCCGATTGCCCGTACTCGCAAGGAGAAACTACGGATATTGGACGCAGAGGGGTTTGAAGAACGAAATTGATCGTTTTACCGGGTCGGAGCTTGCGTAAGCCCGATAATGTGGTATAATGGATAGATGCGGCCTACCCTCGGCACGCCGAGCAGCCCGCAGGAGACCAGAGATGAGTCAGACGAACGAGAACGAGACAACGACGGTGGATGAACACTCGGAACGCTCAGATGAGGTGGCCTTTGACGAAGCCGCCCTCGAAGCTAAGGTCGGAGCCGGCCTTGAGGCTTTGGAGGCTGGTGAAGATGTCACTGAGGCCATGTCGTCTGTGTCTAAACCGGATGAGTCGGACTCGGACGACGACGGCGACGGAGCCGACGTTGACGAGGTCGAGGAGGCCGAGGAAGACGCGAGTGAGGAATCGGACACCGAGGAAGCAGCGGCTGAGGATGATGCAGTCGAGGAAGACGGCAGTGATGCCGACGACTCGGACGCGGAATCGGACGCCCCTACCCTTCCTGCTAACCACAGGCGTTCCCTGAAAGCCTACGGGTGGGAGGACGACGAGATTGACCAGAACCTTCGGGTGATGGGCGATCAATTCCTCCGGACTGCCCAACGGATTCACGACAACCGATCGAAGGAGATCCAGCACTACGCGGAACAGGGACGAAAACTCCGGGAGGAGCAGTCCGACTCGGACGACTCGGAGGAGCCGAAGTCGGAGTCGACCCCATCTGGTCCGAACACGCTGGAGCCGATCGACGTTGACAAGTTGAAGGACGAGTTTGGGGACGATGCTTTGATTGACAAGCTCGTCGGCCCCGTCAACTCTGCCATCAACCGCATCAACGCGATCGCCCCTCAGCTTGAGTCTGGTCAGTCGGCCGTGAACGAGGCCCAGCACCAGCAACTGGAGCAGATTGTCACTGGCTTTTTTGGTGGTGACGACCTCCGGCCCTATTCGGATCTGTACGGGGGGAAAAATCCGCAGACTCCGGAGCAGTGGGAGGCTCGGGACAAGGTGCTCGATATGGCCGATGCCCTGATGTACGGGTCACAGGCGGCCGGACGATCTATGTCGGTTGAAGATGCTCTGATGGAGGCCCACAATGCGGTCTCAGCCGAGCATCGGGCAAAGACAGAACGAAAGAAACTTCGGGACGATGTGAAGAAGCGAAACCAAGGCACCACCCTCAAACCGGGCGGACGCAAAAAGACGAAGCAGTCGTCTTCGGGCAAACCGAAGACGGAGGCGGAACTGGAGCGTCGCACTGGCGAACGGATGGCACGAGTCTTCGGCACTGAGCCTTCCTGATCCCTGATTGAAAGGAGCACCACAATGGCTGGTGTTGACAATGAACAACTTGCAGACCTGATCGCGACGACGCTCAAGGATCTGCCCGACGGCGATTTCGAGATCATGTGGGATTCGCAGCACTACGAACTGTGCCGCATTTACCAGCAGCATCGGCGTCAGATTGACGGCGGTACCTCGATCCAGCGGAACGTCATCCTCGACCGCAAGGGCAATGCTCGCTACCGCAAGCTGTTCGATACGGACAACCCGAGCGTGGACAACGTCCAGCAGACGATCGACGTGCCGTGGGCCCAGCTTTCCACGGACTACTCGTGGGACGTTGTGGAGCTTCTCCGCAACAAGTCCAGCAAGAAGGGGTTTATCAACCTCCTCCGGTCCCGTCGAGCCGAACGGATGTGGGATCTCTCGGAACTGATCGAGGAGCGTGGGTGGCTCACGCCGACCTCGGCGACCAACAACCTCTACCCGTACGGCATTCCGTACTACCTCAACAAGCTGGACAGCGGTGTGACCGCCGGTGGCTTCAAGGGGCAGACGATTCGCTACCAGAACGGCTCGACGGGCACGATTTGTGCCGGCATCGACGCTGCGACCGAGGCGAAGTGGCGTAACTACGCCGACACCTACGACAAGGTCGACAACTCGCTCCTCCGCACGCTGCGGAAGTCGGTTCGTCAGACGCGGTTCCGCCCGTCGCCCATCGCCATCAAACCCGGCATGGACGGCCCCGGCAGCCCGATCAAGCTGTACGCCAACGACGACACCATCACCGAACTGGAGGATCTGGCGGACAAGCGTGACGACAACACGCAGCCCAAGGATCTCGCCGGTAAGAACCTGCACTCGTACGACGGCAGCGTATACTTCAACAAGATGCCGATGGTCTACATCCCGCAGCTTGACGACGATACGGACGCCCCGATCTACTGCGTCGACTGGACCAAGCTCCAGCCGATCGTGCAGGAGGGTTACTGGATGGTCGAGTCGAAGCCGATGACAGACCGTGGTCAGCACACCACGATCACGACGTTCCTCGACGGTTCGCACAACAACCTCTGCATCAACCGCCGGACGGCGGGCTTCGTGCTTCACAAGCCCATCACGGCGTAAGTCACCCGCTAGGACCGACGTTCGGTCTTTTTTCTTGAACTTCAATCTCAAAGGAGATACCCATGAGTACGGTGGGATACGACAACGCGGGTGAAGCCAATCAGCCGAGCCCGATCATCTGGAAGGACTGCCCGCTTTCCAACCTCAACGATTTCGGCACGGGCTACTTCGCCCACGAGGACTTCCTCGGGCCGCCCACGGGCACCCTCGCGGCCTCCCTCGACGTGACCCTGAGGTCGTTCGGCGGCAACCTCGCGGTGGACGCGGACACGGACACGGTCCTGTCGGCCAAGGCGGGTGAGGAGGGTGGTTGGCTCGATGTCGAAACGGACGGCGACGACAACGATGCGGTCGCCCTCTACACGGAGCCCCTCGGGCCGATCACCAAGAACTCCGGCAAGAAGCTCTGGCTGGAATCGTACGTCGAACTCGGCGATACGGACGCAGATCAGGGCTTCTTCTTCGGCGTGGTCGAGGAGGCGGGGGCGAGCCGTGATGTGCTCGCGGACGACGTGGCCGCTCAGGGCGTCATCGGCGAATCCCTGATCGGCTTCCTCGTGGACAACGGCGACGACGACGCGGTGGATATCGTCTACCGCAAGGACTCGGATTCCGTGGTGGAGGTGGCGTCCGACGTGACCAATTCCACGCAGATCGCGTCCGGCAATCGGGCTAGCCTCGCGGACGACACGCCCGTGAAGCTCGGTATGCGGTTCGACGGCATCGAGACGATTCGCTTCTACGTCAACGGCGTGCAGGTCGCGACGCAGACGGTCGACAGCACGATTGACCAGAGCAAGGCGATGTGCGGCATCATGGCCCTCAAGACGGGGGCGGCGGCGGCTGAGAGCTTCGCGACGGACTGGATCCGTTACGGCTACGAAGCCCGCGTCTGATTCACGATCCCGCAGGCTTGACGGCTTGCGGGTTTTTTCCTTTCCCCCGGAGAACAGCATGGCCGCACCAACCAGTGCTTTGACATTCCAAGACCTGATTATCGAGGTGGCGAAGTTCCTCGGGGTGGCGTACTACGGGACCAACGGCGATGAAGCTGCCCAGCTTCCGACCGATGCCCACAACCTTGATCTGTGCAAGACCATCGTCAACAAGGGTGTCCGCAAGTTTTTCAATGACGCTCCGGTAACGGGGTGGAACTTCGCTCAGGTTGTGCAGGACTTCACAATCTTCGGCGATATCGCAGTCGACTCCTCGAAGACGGTAAGTGGCGGCTCGTACGACATGGGAGAAGATGAGACGACGCTGACTGCATCGTCGGACGTGTTCTACCCGGGTATGGAGTACCTCAATATCGTCACGAGTACGACCGGGACGTTCCGGATCAAGTCGTACGAGTCGGCCACGCAGGTCAAGGTGATCGGGGATGCGTCTGCTGTGTCATCGGAGACGTACGCGATCACCGCAAATGGGGATTTCACGTTGCCGGCCAATTTCGGCGGTACATTTACGGGTGAGATCACCTACGCAGAGGCGACCAACCAAGGCGTCACCATCGAGTGGA